CTTACGATGTCACCTCCTTGTGCATGCTGTGTTCCTCCAGTAAATCTTGCTACAACTCTTACGTTATCAGAACCATCTAAAGAACTCATATCCAGTAATCTTATTTCTGTATGATCACCTAATAAATCCGTTCCAAAGAATAAGTTTGATTGTTGTGCTGCACACATTTTGTTGTCAATCATACCTGGACATACTGCAATTTTTATTCCGTTAAACATTGGTTTAAATCCATCACCCATGTTATATAATCTTTCATAACCTGCTGCTGCTTGATTTTGTAAGTATAATCTGTATGAAGCAACTGACATGTAAATGTATAAATCCTCCTTTGTGTAAACTGCAGAAGGAATAGATGCTACAATATTGTTTAGGTTCTCATCAATATTTGATGCTGTAAACGCTGTTCCCGCTCCACCTTCATTATCAGCTTCTACAATAGCTGCATCATTTTCAAAGTGTCCGTTACCTGCATGCATAAATCCTGTAAATTCTCCAGCATTTGCATCTAATCCACCCCAAATGTTAGTTTCTACATGATCAGCAATTGTGTCCGCTAAATGAGAAATAACAAATGCAGAAAAATCAGCACTCATTCCATTGTTTGATGCTCCTGATCTCATTTGTTCCGCTTGCCAATCCGCTAATAAATCTTTTTTACATAAATCTACATTAATTTGTAACTCTTTTGGATTTAAGGTTCTTTCCGTTAAGGTTACTGTTCCTGCATCTGTAAAATCACATGTTGCATCTACAACCAATCCTGATGTTGCAACTTTTGTAATATTACGTTTAAATTTTACGTTTTCTAAAACCGTTAAAAACTCAATTGATTTTGATGATTTTAGAGCGGCGGAAATATATTGTCCTGCATGTTCCCCCGCATAGTTACTCGTGATACTGAATCCCATAGTTTTTTCTTTTTTTAGTTATTATTTAAGTTATATAAAAATCTTTCTTTAGCACTTAAATTGTTGTATTGTGCTTTTGATAATTCTGTTTTGTTGTTTGTAGAAAATTTATTTGTATTCAATTCTACCGCTGCTGGTTCTTTTGATAATTTTTCTACTTCTTTTTGTAATTCTATTGTTTCTTCCTCCAGTGTTTCTTTATATCCTCTCATTTCATCAACCACACTTGATAATTCTGTTACTTCAGTTTTCATATTACCTAACATTTCTGTTACAACTTCAGTAACTGCATTTATTAATTCTTCTTTACTAAATTCTAATTCTTCAGTAGTTTTAATTTTTTTAGGTAGTCTTTCTATAATTTCAGTAGGTTCTTTTACTTCTTCAATTATTTCTTCCTCCATTTCTACTTCTTCTTCCTCTTCATCTTCATATTTTTCTTCCTCTTCTGCTTCTTCTTCCTCAACTTCTTCATCTAATATTTCAGATATTACACCTTCTTCCTCTACTGTAAATCCTACTCCATCTTCTGTTTTGTAGGTTCCTACTGGTAATGGTATTGTAGTACCATCTTCGGTTAATACACTAACATCAACTGATGCTTCCAATGCGTTTGCAGTACTTACAATTATAGTACCATCTTCCAATCTTGTCTGAAATTCTAGTTTTACCTCTTCAGACAATCCTAATGCTTTTAAAATTTTGTCTTTTAATTCCATGAAATTTATTTTTTTATAATATTATACTATTTAAAGGGAATATTATTGTGTTATTTGATTTTCAATATATCTGCTAACGCTTCCAAGATGTTTTCCGAGGTTATTACCTCTTTGCTAAGTGTTTGCATCTTATCAACAAAATAACCTTCTATACTCAATCCTTTTAACTCTCCTGACTTAATACGTTGCCACATTTCATCATTATCAATACGCATTTTCACAAACCATGTGCCATTTGGTAGATCAAAACCGTATAATTTACTTTTATCCATATCACCTTCCTTTATCCAACTTTCTATTGTTGTAACACCTTTTACGTTTTCTTCATGTTGTACTGTAGCTTTATGGTGATTGTTGTATTTTAAATACATTTCACTTGCTTTTTGTACTGTATCCTTGCTAAACCATACGTAAAATTCTTGATCTGTTGCCGCATCATACCTAAATATTTGTTTGTTAGGTATAAGTGCTGGTGATACTAATAACCTTTTTTCTTCATCTACTTTTGCAAACGTTAAATTGTTTTTTGCTTTATTCATATATACAAAATCCACTTCAATTGCTGGTTCACTAACCAATGAAATTGCATCAATAGCTAAATCCTGATTATCTTCACTAATAACCAACTCTGTGATCTTGTAATACTTTTTTTTCTTTTTCTTTTTTGCCATAATTTTATATTAAATTGTTGATCTTCTATTTATATCTGCCATTTGTGCTTGACTATTTGTAATTTCACTTTCTACTACAAACGCTTTTACAGGTTCTGGTTTTATACCTGTTAATTCAAACGCTCCAGTGTTTCGTGGAATCATTTCTGTTGGACTATCCATATTTACAGCTCCTCCTGTACCACTACCAACATCCTGTTTCATGATTTGCCTAACATTATTTAATCCTGCTGCTATTACTCCAGCTGCCGTTATAAATCCTATTGTTCCACCTTGTCTAAACGCTTTGTTTGCTCCAGCATATGTATCAATTACGGCTTGGGCAACTGCTAATGCTTTATTTTCTCCTGCTAGTTTACTTAAATTACCTGCTAAACCTGAATACGCTGCTAATTGTGTCGCTGTATTTTCTGCAACTATTTGTGATTTTTGTCTTTCGTATTGTTCTGTAATAGCTAATGTATCCATTCCTGCTTTTTCAGCCATTCTTAATTTTTCATTATATGAATTTTCTAACTCTAATAATTCTCTTTCTATACCTGACAACCCTTGTAATGTTATTTCGTTTTGTATTTCTAACAATTCTTTTTGTAACCCTGCTTCATTTACTAATTGTTCAGATCTAAAACCTGTTATCTGTGCTTGAACCGCTGCTCTTTCATTTAATGCTTCTTGGTATGCTTTTTCAAACTCAATATTACCTTTATTCTGATCTCTATCTATTTTAGCTGCTTTAATTCTTAAATCTGCTAATTTTAACATTTCTTCTTCCTGCTTTTTTAATACTTCACCTAATTTTTTGTTAGCTTCAATTCTTTCTGCAAATGTTTTACGCTCATCATCTCTTGTTTGTCTTAATAACTCCGCTTCTCTATCGTATTTTTCTATTAAACCTTGTATTTGTGTTGCTGCTAATTCTGCTGTATTTCTTAATTCTACATTTGCTTTTGCTGCTTTGTATGTATTTGTAGTATAATCTATTACCGCTGTTGTTACATTTTCTACAACATTAGACACTTTACCTATTGTGTCATCTACACCTGTAAATACATCAACTGTTTCTTTTCCTGCTTCTTTTACATCATCTAACGCTCCTAAAAAATCTCCTTCAAATACTTTTTTTACTGCACTTGATAAAAAACCTACAACTTCTAAAAAACTGTTAAAACGTTCTATTAAATTTCGTTTTATAGAATTTCCAAATTCTTTTATTTTTTCACTAGGATTTTCAAATAAATCTTTAAAATATCCTATAACAGTACCTATATTATTACTTAAAAAACTAAATAAATCAGAAAACATTATATTCAACATTTCCATTGCAGTATTCATAATATTTACTACAGTCTGATTTCTTCCTAATACTTCTTGGAATATTTCAAATGCTTTATTTAATAAAGCGACTATACCCGTTGCTTTTGCTAATGATCCAAATCCAACAGATAATTTTTTTACTCCTTGCGCTCCTTTTTTCGTTGCTTTATCTAGATTTTCTGTAGCTTCTCCCGCCCCTTCTAATCCTTCTTTTAAATCTTTAGCCCCTTCGGCTGCTTCATCTAAATTACTATTTATTTCTATATCTACTTTTTCACTCATATTCTAAAATGTTGCTGCGTTTGTTTTATTTGTATGTAATTTTACTACTGCATGCCAACTACAATTCACATTGTTTTGTCCTGCTATCTGTATTTTTAGAGTGTATGCAGTACTTGTATCTATTGTTTGCGTTCCTAAACTTCCTGTCCTACCTAATAATCTACTAATCTTCGCATTGTGTGTTAGTGTTCCTGTATTTCCACATCTAATAGCACCATGGTATTCGTATGTTTCATAATCTCCTGGAGTTCCACTACTTCCACCCGTAACTAATCCACTTAACCAAATTTCGTATGTAGTTATACTATTTGCTGGTAGTGTTATTTCTGTATCTGCTACATCATCTCCTTCAATATACAAATCAACATCAGATGCACTTGTAGTCTTTCCTGAGACTTGTAATACTGAATATTGTGTTAATCCTGCCTCACTATTATAACCACCACCACCAATACAAAATTCGCTGTTGTGTGTAGCTTTACCATGTTTTCCAAATACAACTGCGTTATCTACACCTATAATAATTTCATTACTAGTACCACTTATTAAACAACTATTATTTTCTCCTTTGACCTTATTACTTCTGCCTGTTATACTTATGTTTCGTGTGTTGTATTGTATTTTGTTATTTTCCCCCTGTTTTTTATTTGTTTCATTATCAAATACTTGATCTAACCTTTTATTTCTTATGAAAGATCTACATGTTCCTGTTTTATCATCATATTTATATCCGTATGCTTCACATGCTAACTGATTTGGTACTACATCATTTGTACCATCTGTAAATATTACAGAACCATCTAATTCTACTTCTTTAGGTTTTATTTTAAAATCTTTTTTAAATTCCATTATCCTATTAATATTAACTCAACACTACTCAATTCGTATGGTTTGTACTCTATTTTATTTACTCTAAATAATCTATTTTTAATCCTAACTTTATCGTAAAAATTAAAATTAGCTATTTCAGAAGGTGTTAAATATACCTTTAAATTTACTTGTCTTGTATCAGGATTATATAATTCATCATAATACGGAGCCCAATATGTATTGTATAAATTATCAACCGGAACAACAGAACCTACTGATGTTAATATTTGCTGTGTTTCAAAATTATAATCTTTTGTATTTGATGTCGTTGGTATTTCTGAAAAATGGGAAAATTGTCCAAAACTGTCATGATATTCCAGAGATTCCCCAGCTTGAGAAGGAAAACGATATTTGTAAGGGCTAGCCATTGTATATCTTCCTACATTGTATAGTATTCGTGGTTTGTTTTCAAACCCTTCAAACTCACCACTTTCTTTTTCTGTATATATTACAGGTATTATCATTTCATCCCAGTTTTCAAATATAGGTTTTATAAATGTTGATGCAAATGGTAACTCTATTTTAGTTTCTCCTTCTAATAAATTATATATACTTGCATCGTTTATCCTTGAACCATACTTATACCCTGTCGTTGTTTCATATAATTGTGTTGCGTAATCCTTTTCCTCCTTAACAAAATTAAATTCAATTTTTTTCTGTAGCTTTAAAGGTGTCAATTTCATTTCAGAAGCATCTGTTTTATCTGTCCAGTCATGTGTCTTGTGTGTTATATATTGACTATTACCAGTAATAAATACATCTGTATATGGTTCTATAATTAAATTACTAGGATTATCTTTGTCTTGTAGAGCCATCAAATTAAACATTTTAAATAATCCACTAACAAAATCCCATTGTCCTAATTCCCCTCTATTTATCATTAAAGCGTCCAGGAATGATACATCACTGGAGGTTTCTATAACTGCTTTACTCCTATAAGTTATATTAAACTGAACTGGAAAAACGTAAGTGTTTAAAATTTCTATATTTGAAGCACTTGAAGCAGAAAAAATTTGTAATTCTAACGTGTCTGTATTATTTAAAGTAACATCTAAACTTTTTTGTTTTAACACTGGATAAGTACTATCAGTAATAGTAAAAGTAGCTATTTCGGAATCTATTTCAGTACCCGAAGAATCTTTATGTATCCACCTTAATTTTACCACTTCATCAGCACCTCCTGTATGATTTAAAACTACACTAAATTGTCCTGAAAATGTTAGATTATCTTGATCAGCTGTAAATACTTTAGTACTTGTATCATAATGTGGAGGTATTTGCCCTGTGTCGTATGCAATATTATTAAAACCAGCCGCAACAGTAGATGATGAGGTACTAATCTTCATTGTATCATTAAATAATAACGGACTAACACCAGCACCCCAATTAAAGTCCATAAACAACCTAGTAAAATCATTACTTTCTAAAAAATCAGAATTAAATGTAAAACCTGCGTCGTGCATGATTTTATCTAATAAATACTTACAATTTATAAAAGGTCTAAAAGCGTCCTCTAATCTTGGTAAGTGTATGTATGGATCTAATGTAGATAAGTTTATAGTATTATAACTTTCTCCATTCCATTTACAAAATGGATATTTTATCACATCTGTTTTACCTGTTCCTAAACTTGCTTTGTATGCAAAACTATCGGTAGATAAAAAGTTAGTTAAAGTAACGCCATCAGTATCAAAATGACTTGCTTTTATATTAGTTTTGTTGTAATCATGGTCTAACTCTGAAAAATCAATGTGTTTGAATTTTTTTTCTTTTAAAGTTTCTGATAATGTTATTGTTTCAGAATACAGGTTTACATTATAACTTATTTCTCCTTCTTTGTTTATAATATCAATCAACCTCAAATGTCCATCAAATATAATATAACCATCTTCTTTTAAAATACATTTTGTTTTCCTATATGGATTAAAACTATACGCATCACTTTGAACAGATTTTGTAACGTCAAATAAACTTGTAAATATTTTATTGTTTCGTTTTGTTGCTGGTAGTTTGAACGGAGCAGAAAAACTTTGTTTTTTCTCATGTACATTTTTAAAATCGTCTATCGCTAAACTTAAAGGTAGGTTACTTTCATCATACAAATCACAAATAACTTGCCCGTCTTTAAAAACAGCGGTAGTAGGTATAGCCCCTGTAATTTTTTTTATTGATACTTCTCCTATTTCTAAATTACTATTGTCATTATTTATGTAATTAATCAGTAGTAATTGATCAAAATGTGTTGCTGTAAATTGAAACGTATGTGTTCCTACACTTGCTGGCAAACCTTGATTAAGTATAGGGTGATATGTAGTTCCTCCAATTGTGATTGGTGCGTTATGTCCTATAGTAGATAAACCTGTTGTACCTGCTAATCTTTGTACTTTTAATTCATATGTAGCACCTATTGAAAGATTGCTAATCAATTGGTATATACCAGATAAACTTGCTGTACCACTATTAGCACAATCAATAATCACCTTACCATTTGTGATTGTTGCTGGATCTGCTACTCCAACTACCCCCGTACTATTATATTGTTGCCAAACATTTGTTGGTGCTGTTAATAATCCTGAAGCAAAAAAATCTTGTAAAGATATCATACTTCCACTAAAACCTGTTCCTAGTGTTCCTATGTTAAAACTATAATCACTTACAAACTCAACAAAGTATGGTATTGTAATAGTATTGAATTGACCTTGATAATTCTGTGGATATAAAATTAATTGTACGCTCATTACATTAATTGACTTTTCTTTGTTTTATCTAACTCTATATTAAAAGTATATTGTATTAATTTATCGTTAGCTTTTGTTTTTCTTGTGTGTGTACTATTTGTAACTGTTGTAGGTTTTACATATTTACGTAAATAACCTTCGTTCACGTCGTCTGTACTTTTTTGTTCTAATACATATACATCGTTACTATTAAATAACTCCTCTAACCATATTGCTTCCTCCTCAGTTATAAAATCTGTATTTAATGTTATACTTTCTGTTGTATTATTGGTAAAATATTTTTTTCCACCTATATGTCCATCAGGTCTAAACCTACTTGTGTTCCACGTTCCTGAAATTTGTGTGTATGATTTTCTTTCTGTGTTAAATGTTCTAACAGATTTTTTAGTAAAGTTATAATAATCCCATACTCCAAATTTATTTAACCATGTTAATCGTATAGTTTCGTAATTTTTACAATCATCTGTTTGATTATAAAATTTGTATTCTTGACTAATAGGATTTGTAGCATCAAATGCTTGTATTGTATAGTAATCCCAATTAGCTGGTATTGTTGTTCCATCTCCCCTTAAATTACCTAATCCAACCCCTGCAAATTGTAGTTTTGTATTACTATCACCCATGTAACCCGCATGTCCTCCATTTGTAGATTGTATTTCTTTAGTAATTAATGAACCTGTAGTAGCTCCGTTATAATAAAATTGAAACTTTACAAATTTTACAGAAGGAAATGTTTGTCCAGGTGTACCTACCTCAAAATCAAAATCATATTGACTAAAAAAACCTAAAGTTTGGTAATCGTTATCCCTTATGTATTGTGTTGTTGGAGCGTTGGTTAAAAATTTAGCTTCTGTATCATTTGCTATTAATCCTGCTACGTCTAAATTAAATCCAAAATTCCCACTATTATCCAAATTTAAAACATCTGTATCGTATAACACTCCGTTGTATATTAATATATTATCGGTTGCTATGTCTGAAACTTGATTTGTAACAACTCCCGTTGTAGTGTCTGCGGCTTCTATATTAAATCTTATAGCAACAAACCTAACAGAATTTCTATTTGTAGAAAATTTATCTATTTGGTGTATTGTGTGTGGTGTTGTTTCTGAATATTCAACTCCGTTATAAGTACTAAAATTTGTACTATTGTTATTATGTACTATACCACCAGTATAATCAGGACTTACATAATTTTGCAAAATAGGACTAAAATCAAATATACCATACCCTTCACCATTAGGTGTTACTTTAAATACTCCTACTCTATTATCAGTATTAAGTATAGTAGCGTTCCTGTTGCTAACATATACTTCTGCTGTGTATTTTATTTTGAATTTATTTTGTATAGTATTTGGTTCATATAAAGTGTAAATGATATCACTGCACGCTGGTATTAACCTGTATTTTGGTTTCTGTTCTATTGTTAAACTCATATTTCTTTAATTTCTTTAACTATGTCCTTTACAAAGTTTTCTCCTAGTTTCTTTTTGAAAAGATCAAAACTCATGGATAATGGTTTAGCGTAAAAACTTGCTGCTTTAATTCCTTTCTTTTTAACACTTTCAGCAATCATAAATCCTAATTGTTTGTCTGTTATAAATCTTCCATCTTTCCCCCTACCTTTTATACCTTTTCTCTTTGCGTATTTTCTAAATGTTCCTGTTGCTGCTTCTAATCCTCTTAAATTACTACTAGGTTTGTATTTGTATGGACTTCTTTTTCTTTTTCCTTCTGCTGTAATGTATGTTCTTTTTGTTTTTGTTCCTGATACTCCTTTTGCTATATACTCTCCATGTTTTGCACTGATTAATTGAATACTAAATCCTTTTGATGTTGTATCAACTATATATGTTAAACTTTTTTCTAATCTTCCAGTATCTCCACGTTTTTTTAGTATCTTTTTAGCTTGTCTTACTAAATAGTTTCCATAGCTATTCAAATACTTTTCTAAATTACTTGTATCAAGTCCAAATACTGACATTACACACTTGCAATAAACAATTCAACCTGTATATTTGTTGTACTAACTGGTTGTACTTCTATTGCTGACATGTCATTTGTCATACTTGACATTGCAGGATCACCATCAGCTTCAGCAACTGCAACATTTTCTCCATGATATAGTAAATGCGATGCTCCAGGTGTTAAACGTACTTGATAGTTTGTAGAACCAGTAGTTATAATACCAACAATTAATTCTTGATCTGTACTAAGGTTAGTTACTCTTATATATCTAACATCATTTAAATCAATAGCACTTTCACTACCATGATTTGATGTAGCAAATTCAGCTATTGTAGTTATATTGGAATGTGCTGCTGTTAATGTACGTTCTAAAGTATTATTTATACCTGTTGTTGTTAGTGTGTTTGTTGATCCCCTGTCGGAACCATTGATAATTACACTCTCTGTAATAGTTGTTGTTAAATCCGCCATAATTATTTTTTATCTATTTGTTTTAATTTATTTATTGCCCAATTTATACCGCTGGAACCTCCCCAAGCATCCCACATTAATCCTCCACAACCTTCCGAATATGGTACATCTTTATGTTGTTGGTGTCTTTTAAATGAAGCCATGCGAGCGATCGTATCTCTACTAATCGGTTTTCTACCTGCTAATTGGGCTGATCTTGTCCACCCTACCTTAGTTCCACAATCACTTCCGTTTTCTTCTTTCCACTTTCTAGCTCTCTTTGCGTTGTTTGTTGCTGCTTGTGGATAATCTGTATAACTTTCAAGGTTAATACTTATTTCTTCCAGTTTGTCTAATAATTCGTTATAGTCCATAAGTTATTTTTGGTGGTATTAATTGTATTGTTAATTTTCCTATTGTTATTTTACACATATTGTTGTATTGTCTATTGGTATATTACAAGTGTTTAATTCGTTTTCTACAATCACTCCTAAACTCATTACCCAACCTGCAACTGCGTTATCAAATCTTTCTGTAAAAGGTTCACATGTAAAATTATTATCTATAAAATATCTTGCTTGTTCTGCATCTTCAGTATTATAGTGGTACAAAATTTCTCCATGTTTTAGTAATGCTATAATATCATTTAATATTTCTAGTGTATCACTATATACCTCCTGTTCGTTACTGTTATCTTCATTTACCAAATCCATAATGAATATCTGGTAATTAAAAACTCTTTGTCCTAATGATATATCTACATTGACTGGTTCAATGTGTAATAAAGGAAATAATGTGTTTTTATCAAGATCAATATCCCAAATATCTCCTGTTGTAGTAGTGTTTATTTGTAAATGTTGTTGTCCTAAACATTTTAATGTATCTACAACATTGTTGTATGTTTTATACCTTATTGAATCTACGCTCATTTTCTATTTTTTCGTTTAAATCTTGTTTATAACTCATAAATGTTAAACACTCATATACAGGTAATTTTGTAACCTTATTTATATTTAATATGTTTTCATTTGCTAATATGTATATATGATTATACCAGCCCCATTTTTCTCCTAAATTATTATAACTATTTACTCCTAATTCTTCTGTTTTTATTGTAAATAATTCTTCAAACTCTTTATATATGTTATTTCTAAATTCAACATACTTCATAAAAACTCCGTATATATCTTTTACTTTTAATTTCTTTAAAAACAAATCTGATCTACTTTTATCAGGTTTATATTCTGCTACAATTTTATTTTTGTATGGTCTGTATAGTATAGACATTATTTTGTGTAAATTTTCTGTGTGGTTTTTACTATACGTTTCCAAATCTACAAACTCTCCTAATGTCATATTGTTAAAATCAGTATTTACACCATATTTCTTTCCTTCAACTCTAATTGTATTGTGTAATTCAATTGTAGTTTCAGTATTTAATAAATCATTTACATATATTATTAATTTTCCAATACTTTCTTCATCAATTGTTTTTAATGCTTTGTAAGGTATTTTTGATAAACTTGATACAATTTGTAATATTTTAAATACTTCTTTTTCATCTTTAGTTTTTTCTATTGTATTTTGTAAATCAATAAATTGTTCAATAGTTAAATCATTTATGTTTTCTGGTATCTTAAATACAAATTTATCATTACCTAAATTAAAAGCTAAATTCATAATATATAAAGGGGATTAATGGATTTTCGTTTACTGTACAAAGTATTTACCAAAGTTATTATCTATTTCGTAATACATACGCATCATTAACGCATCACTATAATCAGGTGATCGTTCTAATATTGTTTTAACTTTGTCCTTTTGTAGTATTTGTAATTTCTTGTCCTTGTCAATATCTTTACTCCTAACTTGTTCCAATTCTTCAATAATGTATTTTTTAACCATTATATCTTTTGTAGTTATACCAATTTGTCCTTTATTTATTAAATCAGCTAGTTTGTAATAACATTGTGTTTTTAAATTCTGATAATTTTCTCCTTTTAGTGGCTTACCATTATTAATAAATCCTTTACATCTAAGTATATCTACACAACCACCTCCTACACCATCTTCATCAACTATAATGTTACGTAAATTTACACCTTCATTTTGTTGTATGTTCCTTATTTCTTGTGCTACTTGTGTAATAGAACTTTTATCAAATGTTTTAATGTGTTTTACGTGTAATCCTTCCCAATACATTATAACTGTTTTATCATTACCAAAACGTGCAATATCAGCTGTTATGTATTTATCACCTACTTTTCCTGTTTGTTCAAATGTGTTTAATATACTATCGTAATTAATTAGATTATCTTCATTTGCGTTATACTCCCAATTTCCGTATAGTAATCTTTGTTTACTAATTTCATCAAGTTTTAATAATTGTGTTTCATAATGTTTTGAAATATAGGGATTATCACCAACTAAACTTTGTATAAACTTCATGTGTTCAGGTAATTTATTCTCCACACTAGGTCTGTAAAAACTTTGATATACCCAATTCTTTGCTGGGTTACAAGTCATTATAGTTTTAGGTATTAAATTATTAATATCTAGTTTGTACCTTATCCTACTATTTACAATATTCTTTGCTTTTTCTGTAATTTGATTTACTTCATCTAAAAATGCTCCTGTAATTTCTAATGATCCCAAACTATCATAATTTGGATCCGAAGGATAGTGGAACAAATCCTTTAGTAGTATTTCTGAACCATTAAAAAACGTAACTATGTTACTACTACCATTAAATTGATAATGTTTGTTTGCTTCAATATTCCATTTTGTACATATCTCCAAAAACGTGTTAAAAGTAGTTTTCTTTAAATTGTCAAGTTTACTCCTACCCATCAAATAACGTGTGTTAGGATATTTTAAGCACATCAATATTAACCATGCACAACCTATAAATGATTTTCCTCCACCTGCCGCTCCTCCAAAAAGTATTTCACTTGTTGTTTTATCAAATAGGTATTTTAATGCTAGTTTTTGATTATTAAAAAAGGTAGGGTTAATATTCAATTCCTTCAATATTGATATTTATTTTAACTGGTTCTTCACCACTTGTTATATCAAGCTTTTTTGTTTCACTCCAACCTAATACATGTTTTGTTGCATGAATCAATACACTTGGTACTTTGTCTGATACTGCTTCTAAAAATTTAGATTTAACAAAATCTTTTTGTATATTTTCTATTTCTGCAACCTTAGCTGCAAATTCTTCATCTTCTTTTAACCATTTATAATAGTTTGTTCTTGATAATTCAGCTTTTTTTAACGCTGTTGTAGTTACTCCTAGTGATGCTTCTAGTGCCTTTAACATTCTTTTTTTATTGATCTTTGTTCTATTTTGTTCCATTTATAATGTCTTTTAATTCTTTCATCATTTCCTTTCTTCTAAATTGTTCACCTATTCTCCACGCTTTTTGTATTGCTAAATGTTTATCAAAATCTTTATTACATTCTTTTATTTTGTCTTGTAATTCTTCATAACTATTTACAATATAATTTTCTACTGTATCTGCATGATTTTGTAACTCACTTTTATTTATTGTGTTTCTACAGTTAGCATCAAAAAATACAACATTGTTACATATACCAGCTTCATACCACCTATTAGCTAAATTACAAAATACTTCATTTGTTAAATTATCTTCAATGTATAATTGGTATCTAAATAAATTCAATGTTTCTTTTTGTTTTCTCCAACTTAACTTTGTTATGTATTTAGGATTGCATCCAATTGCTTTAAACTTCTTAAAATTTTTAGGTGATGTAGATAGATATATATCATTTTGTAAATACTTGGTAAAGTAGTTTTGTCTATCCTTTCTAAATGTACCGTAATATATACAATCGTATTTTTTCTTTGTTAATTCATTAGCATGATCAGCTAATAATAAATTTATATTCAGTGTATGTGCTGCTATTTCGTTTTTTTGTTTTTTACATTCGTATCCTGCAATTAGTGTATATGGTCTAAATCCTCCAATACTACTAACAAAATTAACATCATTTGAAATAACTATTTTTCTTGCATTAGGATTGTTTGATACTAATTTTTTTATCATTTTAAATGGTGCGTAATGTGTTGCAAAACATAATACAAGTACATCATATTGTTTTTTATGTGCTTTAATAAAATCACTTTCAACACATAATAAATCTGCTTCTAAATAATCTGATATAATAATTGCGTTTCGTAAATGTGCATCTATTGCATTTGCTTTATTTAGTTTTTTATTAGGATATACTTCTATTAATGCAATTCTCATAATGCGGCTTTTAATATAAAAGTATCATAATCTAATTTTGCTGTATCTGTATTTAATTTACTTTGTAATTCTTCTAATTGTTTTTGATCTTCACATTTGATAATAAAATTAACACTTTCACTAAATGTTGTAATTTCTTCAATATCTGCAATATCATCTTCATTTTGCCATACATCTAAACCCCAATCCTTTAACTCATAACTACTCCATTCGTTTGCTAGTAAATCCCATTCCCACTCTCCAAACCCTACATTATCTTTTATAATAAATTCCTGTTCTTGTTCTTTTGTAATATTGTTTGCTATTTTTATAGGTATTTCAGTTAGTCCAGCTTCAATTGCTGCTTTATGTCGCATGTTACCTCCTAATATCAACATATCACTATTTACAACAATTGGTCTTATCTCTAACATCTCAGGAAAATCTTTAATACTTTGTACTAATTGTTTAAATTTTGCGTTTTTTATATTTCTTGGATTTGCAATATTTGGTTTTAACTTGTTGATTTTTACTTTTTTATTCATAATATATAAAGTATTTATTTAATTTTTATTTTTCAGTATTGTTATATTTAAAATCATTCCACAATTTATCCCCGTTCATGTGTTCCTCATTTCTTCTTATATCTGGAAATCCTTTGTATTCCTCTGTTTTAATTTGTACCATGTATTCATTACAACACATTGCATCTTTGCATACTAATCCTTTATTTGTTGCTGTAAATTTAACTTTGTATATATCTAGTGTACTATTACAGATGTTACAAATAAACTTCATATTCTATTTTTTATTTTTTAAAAATTGTATTTCATCTTTCACATGTTTCTCCTCAATACCAAACTGCATTTCAAATCCATAATCCTCGTTAATTATTTCAGGTATAACTAATTTTCCGTTTTTTACAATACTTGGTTTGTAGTAGTATTTTTTTGTTTTCCTACCTGCCTTTCTCCAATTCTTCATATTTTTCAATTTCAAAATGTAAATGATTAATTGCTTTTTGTAAACATTCAATTGGTGTATCGTGTTTGTGGTATGATCTTAAAATGTAGGTAACTGCGGTTCCTAAATGATAACTCAAATTAAAATTATCGCATACTTTACGTGCTTCATATCCATTTTTACCTTTATAATATTCTGGTATTCTGCTAACCAATCCTAATTCTTCTTTTGTCAATAACATTTTTGAATTTAATTGGTTCATTTGTTTTGCGTTGTCCATATTTCTATCAAATTCGTAATAGTATTTACTTTTATTTGCCTTGCCCTCTGTACTTTTTTTTATATCCATTTTGTCCTTTACTTGCATTTTTACTATGTATTCCTTTCCTTTTTTTCTTAATTGTTTTCCTTTTAGCTATTAATTTCCTCATATAATTTCTTTATTCCGTTATAACATTGTGATAAACAACTTCCACATGATGTGTTTATCCTAAATCCTGTATTGTATATTGTATTATGTAATTCAATCATTTTTTGTTTCGCTTCTTTTGTTTTTGCTTCTCCTGTTTTTATATCTTCCCAAACATCAATTATTTGTTTTTTTAAATGTTCTGGTATTTCTTTAGTTTGTTTTTTTGTTGTTATTGATCCCCAATATTTCATAGGACATGACATGATTCCAATACTTGCTTTTATTCTCATAAAACAACCGCATTTTTTACATGTCATTGTAGATTTAAATAAATGTTCACATGTTCTGCATACATCTAACCTTTCATTATATGTTTTTTTATCTACAAAAAAATTACTCATCTTTTAAATTTTCAATCAATGTTTTACGTACATTGTCTATTGTTGTAAATAAACTGTTCCTACTTATTCCTGTTTTCTTTGCGAGTGTATCTAATGTTTCTTTACTATCAACACTATAATACAATTTGTATATTTCCTGATCATACCAGTACATTTTATCCAATTCAGTATCTAATTGTTCAAAATATTCCCATTTTTCTTTTGTATCTGTATTATCTGTATAATTATCTATAATAAAATTATAATCATATACGTTATTTACTTTTAAATTTTCGTAATATCTCCTGTATGTATAATAGTATTTATTTTTACTTGATGTAAAATATCTTCTAATTGTAACAGCTGCATATTTAATTAATCCATCTTTACCATCTTTATCGTATATTTTGTTTAATGTTTGTTGATTCATGGTAAAAAACATTTCATATAACATTTGTACCGCATCATCTATTTGATCTTGTTTACCGCAATACTGTCCAGCAATTCCATTAAACACTTTGCGTAATTCTACTAATGTTTTTTTTAAATCACTCATGTGATATTTTTATTTCTTTTAATTCTCCTATTACTCTTGCTGCATATTGTCCTAACAATTCTCTATATACTGTTACTTCATGTTGATTTGATTTGTTTTCATAACCACAAAAAAATCCACTTGTCATAGTGGATATTTGTAAGGGTATTATATTTAGATAATCATAAAAATTACCATCATTTGTTATACAATCATAATTATTGGAATATTCTATAATTGCATTGTATATAGACATGTAATCAATTAATTTACTTTCTTCATGTACTACTGCTTTTATACTGTTTTTTACGAAATCTAAATAAGGGCGTAATATCATTTCGTGTTGGTAATTTACATAATGTATTTTCATGTGATACAAAATAGATTAAAATAAATCCACAAAAAGCACAACTAAATAAAAAGTTATTAACAATTATTTTTTAATAATTCTAGTTTTTCTTTGTATTCTTCAATCATTTCTAAATAATCTGATCTTGTAAATTTAATTCTTGCTTTACTTAATGTTTGTAAATGCTCTGCTAAACCTTCTTTAATTCTTATATCAAGTAATTTACCAAATGCGTATTGTTCCCCCTGTCCAAAAAGATTGCATTTAGGACATTGTACTTGTACATTATCTTCATGGAAACGTGTAGGTAAATGTTTTCTACTCATAAAATGTCCAGCATGCATTTCTTTATAATGTTTTTTCACACTACATGTCCAACATTCTACCATTCCATTATCATCAGCATATCTTGTTCTAATATAAATACTAAATATTTTATCAAGTTCCTTTTTTAATTTACTGATTGTTTTTGTTTTCATTATATTTCTTTTATAATCGTATAAAAGTGTTCAGGTTTTCCGTATATTCCTGTTTTAGTTTTAGATAATTTAAATAAAAATCCTTCTTTTTGTAAATTGCTAATTGCTCTTCTTATACTTGTTAAAGGTACATTTTTGTATGCTTTAAAATGTTCCCAAACTTCTGATGCTGTTAATTTTCTGAACATTGTATTTTTAAATATAAAACGTACTATTTCTTCTTGTTTCATATTTGCCTTTTGTGCTTTTAAAAATTCTTCAATTTTCAAATTGTTTGTGTTGTGATAGTGTTTTGTTTTCATAATTTTAGTTTTAATTGTTTGTTTTCTTTTATTTGTAATTCATTATATAATTGGTTTATCTGTTTTCCTGTTAGATTGTGTGTAATTCCTGTTAATAGTTTATTTGCAATAAAAACATTTTTAGTCATTGCATCAACTATAAATCTTGCTTTACTAACTGGATTTAATTCTTTTAATTTCATTTGAAATGTTTTTTAATCCAGTATTTATTTTACTTCTATATTGTAAACGTTTATCTTGTCTTGCTGGTTCTTTATCTGCATTATCCCAAATAAGTTTCCTTTGTGCTTTAATCCATAAATAATATGTTTGTACATTTAGTACAAATTTATCAGTATGACGTACACCATTACGGAACGCTTGTTGTATATCATCAAAAGTTAAATTACCAAAATCATGTAATAAATCATAATACAAACTTTGTGCAAGTAATACCAATGTTTTATCATCTTTAGTTTGTCCTAACTCAACAAAAGTTTTTGTTATAAGATCCAAACATTTTAGTTTTAAATCTTTTTCAGTATGTTCTTTAATTTTCATATATCAAATTAAATATAAAATTAGCATCTACTCCCGTTTCCTCACATATTCTTTTAATGTGTTCAACTTTTATTTTGTGTGGATTATCCATATATCTATCAATTGTACATACTGTAACATCTAAATCCAATGCAAGTCCTGATCTAACAAATCCTTCCTCTTTTAAAAATTTATGTAATTTGCTTTTATCTATTGTTGTATATGATGATTTTGTAAATCTTTTTACTTTCATAATCCTAAATGTTTTTTTGCTTGTTCATAATTATTTAATTGCGCGTCTATTTTACTTGTTTTTGTTTTATTCCAATTGACATCATTTTTTGCCCAACGTGCTAATCTACGCCCTATATCAAATGTTTTTTGCATTTCAAACTTCATCCTTGTTCCTTTAGGATTTGTTTCTGTCCAATATGCACAAAAATCATTACATAATTCAGTAGAATATTTAGATGAAAAAACTTTTTCTGTAAATTCTTGCAAACGTTCAGAAATACCTTTTATAGTATTATTTATTTTTATTTCTTTATTATTATTAATAGGAGTTAAGTTATTTCGCATCAAGTTATTAATTAACTTCATAACTTGTTCTTCATTTACTTTATAATACAGTTTTGCTGGTATTCCCTGTTTCTTAGTTTGTACAAGGTTGTGTTTTTTAAGTGTTTTAAGACATTTTCTTTGTTGATACGGCGTTAATGTTGTATCTTTAAAAATATTGTCGGAGGTGTTATAAAAATAACCATCTTGTAATTCATTATTATTTTTAAAGTACGTTTCTTTACTAATAAGATCAGCAAGTAGGACTGCCTCTTTTAATCCTACCTGCTTTGCAACCTCTTTATTAACTACAAAAAACGCTGTATTACTTAGTATATTTTTCATAATATTATTTGTTAGGTTTTGTTAATTGAATGTCAATAGTACAATCATAATCCAAAAGTGCTAATCTAATTAATTCCGAATTAAAGGAGTAATTTCTGTAATCGGTATTAACACTAACAACAAAATCTTTCATTTTTACTTTTATAAATATTTCAGGTTTATCTGAATATCGTACACCACAATTAAAAAGATATGATCTTAATTCTTGTTCGTTTGCAAAAACTTGTCTTTTGTTTTTAATTCTACAATAATCCTTATATACTTTATCAAATGTATCTCTATATACACTCCACGTTTTATAATATGGTTCATGATTATTAAAATATACCAAAATACTACATCTATCCTTACCTAGTTTTGCCCCTATAATTTCAGGGTGGATATTTTTTTCTATCCTAGCTATATTTGATATGACTTGCCTACAAATAACATGCATTTGTTTCCTACTTTTACCTATAACAACACTTTGATCAATACCAAAATTGTTTCTAACAATTGCGAGTAATGTTATTAATTCCTGTTCATCTGTTAAATTAACTTTCCTCATAATTAAAATGGTCTTTCCATATCTACTTCAAATGATTGTGGTATTGTTCCATACTTTGCGTATTGAAATATAACATCTGCATCTTGTATCATTTGTTCAATTGTACAATCACCTTTACAAAACTCTACCGCAGAACGTACCGAACTTTGTCGCATTATTCTATCCTCTTTATCATTATCTATTACTTGTCCTGTTTTTGTTTTGTATGTTTGTCCTGTTTCTCTATCATAACTTGTTCCACCATCACCAAATTTTTTTTCATAACTTTGTGCAAAGTGTGGTTTAATTTTAGGAAAATCTCCTCCATAAAATTCATAGCTTACCACATCTCCTTTTCTAAATTTGTCTTGATTTTCAAACTTACTCATGTATTGTCCTACATCTCCGTTTGTCATGTGTACATCAAACTTGTACATAAGTCCATATTTACTTTCCCATGTTCCGTTTGCTTGTACTTGTTTTACTGTTGATTTTTTTACTTCCATTTTTATATATTTATTTGTTTTGCGTACTCTTTAGATTTTCCGCCTCCTCTTTATTGATCTCATTTACATATTTTAAAACACTTGCCCTAATTTCATCTATATGTAACCACTCTAATAATTCAAATGCATTAAAAACTAGTGTAATATCTTCTCCGTTATTATCTTTACCTCCCAAATATACTTCGTTTTCATACGCTTGGAATGTATTAATATCATGTATTGCTAAATATTTTTCTTCTTTCATAGTATTACTGGTATTTTATTATTATTATTATATTCTTGTATCATGTAATCTTTTATAGGTTCATCAAAACTATCTCTTAATTGCCATGCATAGTTATTCAACATGTGCACAAATAATCTATAAATCTGTAATTCTGTTCCTACAACAATACATTCTGATCCCTTTTTTTTATAATCAATACAATTTTCAATTCTACCATACCCATCATTTCTTGAACTTGATGATTTTTGTAATGTAGGTTTAAGTATCCAATAGTTTGCTATAATCTTTGTATTGTCTAATTGTTTACCTGTAAAAGTACAGGTTGTAGGTGTATTTAAATCTTGTATATTCATGATAATTCATCAATAATTTTTTCGTAATCTTTTATAGTACATTCATTATCCCAAATTTCTTGTAAATGATCACTTTCATTTAATATTTCTTCACCTAATATATATACATACATATTTACTACCCTTTCAGGACTTGATAAATCTGTTAATGATTGTCCTAATGTATTTTCTTCATATTCTTTTATTCTTTCAATAACTTCAAAAACATCAAGATCATGTTTTTTTAACCATTCTTTAGCATTGTAGTGTCCTATAATATAATAGTTCTCATTAAAAATGTAATGGTGTAAATCACATGCGTAATGTTCTTGTTCGTAATCTATAAATTCTGTTAATTTTAGAATAGTAAAATCGTATAATTCTTTTTCTAATTTATCTGTCATAGTTTTTTTAGTTTTAAAATTGTAATAATGCAAATGATAGTATTATAAACATTGTAATTGTAAGTGTTCTCAATGCTATATCCGTGTATTTACTAAAATCATACTCTTTTATTTGTTCTATTGTATAATTTGTATAATTGTTTTTAAATACAAAGTTTGCTGTATCTTTTGCGTTTCTGTATTGTATAAAGCCTGTTTGTTTGTTTGTTATTTTGTACATAATTTTATAATTTTATTTATGACAAATATACAACAATTCCCTAATACCTAACAATTTTTAACAGAATTATAGTGTATTTATTAACAATTTGTATGTTAATATTGTATTATATCTAGTGGATAATTAAGGAAATAAATAGGGATAATTGTAAAATAACGTGTTTTTGTTACAATTCCATTAAAATATTAATTGGTGTTTTGCCGTTATTCAGTATAACCGCACATCCAATTGCTGGCTTTTTGCCGTATTTAGCGTACGCCATTGCATAACTTTCATGATCTATTCCGCAACCTGTCTGGGTGCCGTAAACCCTGTAATTTTGTCCAACATAATGTTCCGTATAACACTGAGTATGTAAATGTCCTTGTACTGTATTCATCATATCAGCTCTACATTTTGTACGTGCCGTTCCTCCTTCTCCGTGTACGTATTGTACATTGTCTTTAACATATCTTTCTGTAAATGTCCAATTAGGTACTTCTAATACTTCTTTATATGATTTTATCCATTTACTAGGTATTGCACTTGTTTGAGCTTTACGCATGATTATACGATCATGGTTACCTATTATAACTGTTGCTTTTTTAAATACACTATACCACCTTTGTATTCTTTCAATTGCTAATTCTAATTCTATTTTACCTGTATAATCAGCATCAATAGAAACTTCATGATATGATGAAAAATGGTTATCCACAATATCTCCAATAAATACAACTTCATTACAATTATATTTATCGTATTGTTCTTTACAAAAATCAAGATATGCGTTCAAACAAAAGGGTTCGTGTAAATCTCCTATGACTAAGACATTATCCCCCTTTTGCCTGCGCATCTCTTTTAAATTATGTATCTCATGTGGTTTTAACCTGTAACGGTTATTACGCATTACTTTTTTCTGTTTGGTATAACCTTATCTACAAACCAAATAACTTTGTTAAGTAATGAATTGTCTTTTTCTGAAGGTGTTAATCTAACTACTACTTCAATAATTGCAATTAAACTCCAAATTAATGTAGTCCAATCAATGTTTGATAATTCCATAATATATAAAAATTTAGTTAATATGTCCAAATTACATTTTGTGTTTTATCTTTGTCCAAATCTACATGTATAAACGTATCTCCTACACCAATCCTTGTAAAACCTGCTAACAATAGATTGTTAATTATTATCCATCTATTTTTACTTGTATTACATTTTATATCAGCTGCTATACCTTTTAAATGACTGCTATTTCGGCTTGCCTTATAGTTTCTACGAATCAAATCCTCATTATATTCTTTGGTTCTGTATCCGCTTGTTATAACAAATGGTATATTTGCTGTATGTCTTGCTTTATCTAATTTAAATAAAAATTTATCATCCATCATTTTACCTGATCCCATAAGTGTAGGACAATCAAACTCTGAAATTTCAAAATGTTCTAATACCATTATTTTTTTTTACAATTTAAATTGCATTTACCTAAACAAATACCTGTTATATAGTATAATAATTTACAAATTGTTTTCATTTATTTATTTTTTTTATAGTGTGTGTACCATCTATTTACAGTATAACCAATTGTTAATACTAATAACAATATCTTTAATACCATTTCTATTTCTGCAAATGTTGTAAAACCTATTACAGAACTATTTACTAGTATTGTTTCTGCTGTGTCCTTTGTTGCTGTTTTTAGTGGCACTTTTTATGTATTTTTTTAAAGCCGTTTCGTTCTTGACTTTAGGTTTATAATTTTTTCTCATTATGGATTAAGATCAGGTGTTAAAAAATCATCTAACGTTATCATTCCTCCTCTATCTTTCCTTGTAGCTCTTTCAATGTTCATACCACTATAATACGATACTTTACTTGGTGATATATCCGCTCCTGTATTTGTATTGTATTCAGGATAACTAGATGTATTATGTCTTATATAATCAACTAACCTTTCCGTATAAAACTCCGCAGTATTTCTAATTTCTTCCCTTAAACTACTCATATCCTCTTGTGTTAAACTTTCAATGTTTTCTGATGTTTTCACACCTATACCATTGTTTGATACTCTAATACGTAAAAAAGGTAAACATTCGTAAAAAGCCCAATGTACCAACGCATCCTGAATATAATCATCCACAAGTGTTTTGTAAACTCCTGCAAGTGTTCCTCCACTAATATCACTTTGTAACTTAACAAACAAATCCGTACCTAGTTTGGTTTCTATATATTTTTTTTGTGCAACCTTTAAATACGGTAATACAAATTCATTATCCACATTTCCTCCTAATGCAGTACTATCTTTTAGTTTGTTTTCTGATATGAATAATATGTAATTTGCCATTAATTAGTTTTTAAAAATTATCTATTAGCCTCTGTGCTTTATCTAACTCGTCTTCTAAATCTTGTAATCTATTTTGTAATGTTTGTACTTCTGATGGTACGTCAATACCTAAAGCTTTTATTCCGTCTAAAAGTTTTTCTAACTCAAATTCTGCGTCGTTGTACGCTGATGTCATATCAAATCTAACGATATCTTTTGCTTTTACGTAATGTGTTTGTGCTTCATCAATTGCTTCCTCAACAAATTCCAGTAGTCCTAATCCACTATTAATATATTCCTCAATATCATCTAATTGTGATAATTTTACTTTTACTAAATCTTTGTTTTTTTCCATTTTAGCTTCGTAAGCTGGTTTAGTTTTTTCTAAATTTCTCCAATACTTTTTATTCATTTTTTTATATTTATATATTATTATTTTTTACCTCCTCTATTGG